TTGAAGATGAATGGGTTGAAATTGAAGATATGATGGTGGATTATGGTTAATTTTGAACAATTTAAAAAATCTAGTGTTTGTGCAATTTATCACCGAGTACCAATTCAATATCTTGATGAATTCAGAAGTGAAATGGCAAAGCAAGGTAAGTTTTTCAAAATCAGATACCGTGGTCCCCGTTTTAATGTTCCTTCTGCTCGTTATCGTAATTTTATGAGTAAGGCAACCACTTGTTTGAAAGAAGATGCAATTGCTTTTTCGGTTTATAATTATTAAGGAATTATTATGAGTTTACTAAGTTTAAGTATGCGACCTTTGACGGTCTTTGAAGCTTCGAATGATGAGCATAGGAAATATTATGCTGAATTTGTAAAAAGAAAAACGTGGGGTTATTGTCCTGTTAGATTTGCAGTTGAAGGCACTAATCAAACCGATTTAATTACTTACATAGAAAGGTGCTTAGTAGATTATTATACGATGAAAGAATTTCAAGTAAAAAATACATTAAGGTGATATTATATGAGTTATGATTCTGATTATGAAAGTGTTTACATGGTTGAATTTGAATCTGGTAAAACCATTCATGTTCAATTTTTTGATGTGCAAGAAGTAAAAGATTATTGTGCTGATAATCATCCTAAGGATGTTATTAAAATAATCTACAAAGAAGTTTATAATTATTTTGAGGAAGAAAATTGTGAGTGATTTTTTAATTGATATTGAATATGATCCAATTGGTAATAGTTATAATGCGGTGTATTCTAGTGGTAAAGTAATTCAATTAGGTGCTTCAACATATCAAGATGCTGTGCTTGAAGCAGATTCGATTAATGTTCAGGAGTATGCATAATGGGTACCAGAAGTTTAACTTATGTTTATGATGAAGATAATAATAAACGACCTTTTGTTTGCATGTATCGACAATTTGATGGTTATCCATCAGGTCATGGTGCAGAGTTAGCGAAGTTTTTAATACCGAAAAAAACAAGCGAAGCTGGTAGAGAAGCTAATGGTATGGGTTGTTTAGCTGCTCAAATGGTGTCACATTTTAAAACGGCATCATACAATATTTACCTATACCCACCAGAATTAGGGCAAGACTGTTGGCAAGAATATGAGTACCACCTTTTTTCAGATAAAGTGGTAGTACAGAATCCAACCGAAGTGATTTTTTCTGGTAGTTGGAAAGAATTCAGCGAATTTTGTTGTGATGAATTGGTATCATAACAATTGAGGCAAACATTGGTGATGCCTCTTGACAAAATCACCTATTTGTATTATAATGGTCTCTCCAAAATTGATAAAAGGAAAATATATTATGACTAAGCAAGTAAAATTAAAACCGTTTGAGAAATTACTTACCGTGATGATTTCTGGTAAGCCTGTTACAGTAGAAGAAATTGATGCCACGCTAGGCAAAGAGATTTACATGTACCGCTTATCCACTTATATCTGGCATGTGAAAACATTCGCTGGCGGTGTTGTGAAAGCCATCAAAGATGGTCGCAAAGTAACAGCGTACCAAATCGTGAATGTCAAAGATGTTAAGGCATACATGGATCGTTCTGGTGTTACCAAGGCAAATTTTGTACCTGGTAAAGTACAGAAAAAACCTTCAATTGCTAAGTTGGCAGATTTGAAGGCGAAACCTGCAAAGGTTCAAAAGGTTAAATCCGCACCGGCACCAGTTGCTAAAGATGTAGCGGAAGAACTTGAGATTACCGAAGTTACAGCGTAATCTAAACTGGTAAATGGGGGAGTAGCGAGATTCTATGGCGAGCTTGTCAGTCTGGTATAACCAGCATTTAAAGTGCTCATAGATGCAGAGTCCGCTAATTCTTAAACAACAGCGACTATCGGGAGATAGCCATCGTGCCCCTTATTTTATAACTTTAATGTGGAGTATTGTATGATTGATATGTTAAATGTAAGTGAAAAAGCTGCAAAATTTATTATGTCTAAACCTAATTCTTTTTTTGTTCTACCTAAAAAGTCTGAGGTGCCATTTGAAACTTGTGCTAAGTTTGGTGTCCGTTTATTCGTTACGCCAATGAAAGATCAACCTTTCAAAGTTGTAAAGCGTATTTAAAAAATGAAGTGGGCACTTGTAATTTGGTTAGCAAGTTCTGGCTCCGACAATTTTTCGGTATATGAGAGATTTGTAACGCTTGAAGAATGTTTAGATAAAAAACAAACAGTAACAAAAGCATTAAATCAGACAAATTCAAATATGCGTGTAGTATGCCGACCAATTGAAAAGGGTGGACAAAAAGAAAATAAAACAGTTATTGTACAACGTTATATACTGTATTAAAATGAAAAATATATTGTTAATTTTATTACTGGTGCCCTTAATTGCCAATGCTAGAACAATTGGTATTGGTGAACATCGATATGGTCCCGATACGCCAGAAAATTTTGCTTGTCAAATTGCGGAAGAAAATGCAAAACAACATGCGATTAATAGGTTTCTCGGTGAAAAAGTTGATAGTATGACATTAGAATCCTGTAAAAACGAAGAATGTATTTTACAGAGAGATACCATTAATGAAAGTCGTGGTATCATTAAAAATATAATAGATAAAAAAATTCAGAAGATAGAAAATACTGGTTATCAATCTTGCATTGTTACACTTGTAGCCGATGTGGTTAAAATTACCAACAATATTAAATTTATAGTTTTCGATGAAAATTTATCTTTTAAAGAAAATCAAGAAGTGAAATTTACGGCAATATCCAATAAAACTGGTCAATTGGTATTGTTTAATTTTTATAATGGGAATTATTATAGAATTTATGAACAGAAGATTACCTCACAAAATGAAAAATTTGTGTTACCATCCAATGATCGTAAATTTGTAGCGAAATTGCCTGTAGGAGAATCACAATCAAAAGAATTGGTAATGTTTGTGTTTTTTGATTCTGATAATGTAAAGGTTAAAGAATTATATTCTCAAAAAGAATTAAGAGAGTTTTTTTCTTCCGTACCTTTTGAATCGTATCGTGTTGTAAATCGTCATGTTAATATTTTGAGGTGAAAATGAAGAAGTTTTTGATAGCATTAAACATTGTAATATGGTCTTTTGTGATAACTGGTTGTGGTACCGTTGGCGGTGCAGTAAGTGGTGCTGGACAAGATTTAACAAAAGCTGGTGACTGGATTAAAAGTAAATAGGAATAATCATGAAAAAGATTTTTATTGTAGCACCAATTGTTTTAGCACTAACGGCTTGTGGTAGTATTAAATATGGTGTTGAAGTTGAAAGTAAATCTATTTTTAGTGGTGGTGGTGGCACACCAAGTCTAGGCGATGAAGTGAAGTATCCCTCTTGGTATACTCAAACACCTAAAGATGCTAAAGATGGTGCTCTGTATGCAGTTGCTACCGAATATTCAAAAGATATGCAATTTGCGGTCGACAAAACAATGTTATCAGCTAAGCGTGAATTAGCTTCTAGGTTTTCATCACATGTAAGTTCTATGTTTAAAGAATTTACCGCAGAAGTTGGTGAAGCTGATGGAGAAGTTGTTCGTGAAATTGAAAGAGTAACCAAAAAAGTTATTAAAGATGTTAATCTAGTCGGTGTAGAACGAACTCAATTCAAGGTGCAACATGACAAAAATGGTGGTTATCGTGCATGGGTGCAATTGCGATATTCCGTTGATGAATCTAATAAAATGTTGATGGCTGAAATTAAACGCAATCGTCAATTAAATGCAAAACTACAAGCAGCACAAGCATTTAAAGAATTACAAAAAGAGTTTAAAGATAAACAACCAGAACCTAAAGAAGTTTCTCAGGTAACTCCTGTTGCACCAAACAATGGTGTTGATATGAGGCCTGTAGAATAATAATGTCAAGTATATTTAAATATCTTAGGTATAGTGGTGCTGTTGTTATAGTATCACTTAATCCTTTATATTGGAAAGTTTTACCTTGGTATCGTAACGAATCTTCTGCTGAAGTATGGACAACCAACACACATTCTGTTGGTTTTTTATTTTTGACAATTAGAATTTGGATTGATGATGGGAGTTGGTGATGAATGTATTTTATCTTGATAATGATCCTGTAAAATGTGCTGAAATGCATGTTGACCGCCATGTTTGCAAAATGGTAATTGAATATGCTCAGTTAATGTCAACAGCACATCGAGTGCTTGATGGCCAAGAATATAAAAGATTGTCGGCCAATAATCGGTCAATCAAAGCTTGGCGGTTGCCTGATGATCGTGAAGCACGCCTCATGAAACCTACAATGATGAATCATCCTTCCGCAATATGGCTTCGTCAAAGTGATGAAAATTATCGGTGGCTTTATAATATGTGGTGTGAATTATTAAATGAATTTACTTATCGTTATGGAAAAATTCATGCAACGGCACGATTGATACCTGATCTAGCGGTCTTACCCACTAACATACCTAAAGGTAAGTTTACAGGTCCCACACCTGCCATGCCTGATGATTGTAAAGTATTGGGTGATTCTTTAGCTTCTTATCATAAGTACTATATAAACAATAAAACACATTTAGCGACTTGGAAAAATAGAAGTAAACCAAACTGGTACATAACATGAGTATATTAAGAGAAATAACAGCAGAAAAACATCGTAAGGTTGAAGATGCTCCTTTTGTACAGTACCTATTAAAAGGTAATATTACAAAGGAGCATTATGTTGTTTATCTGTATGAGATGATGTACATTTATGATCGATTGGAATCTTTAGCGAGCAAAGCTGGACTTTTAGAAGGTCTTGATGGACTCGAAAGAACAAAACGAATTGCTGAGGATTTAAAAGAACTTGATCCAAATTATGAGTCTATTTTAACAGATAGTACATTTTCATATCTAGCATATTTGGATAAACTCTATAAATCGGATCGTAAAAGTGATTTATTTGCTCACATTTATGTACGCCATCTAGGTGACATGTATGGTGGTAAATTGATTTCCCGTGTAGTACCTGGTTCTGGCAAATGGTATCAGTTTGATAATAGACCAGAACTTGTAAAAGCTTTTAATAACAAATTGTCATTGGATCATGCGGATGAAGCTCTGGTTGCTTTTGGCCATTTTGAGAATATTTTTAATGATCTGTGGTTAAAAATACATAAATAAAATTATACTATGCCAACATATACACTCCGTAACATAGAAACGGGTGAGATTTTTGACCATGTAATGAAAATGTCAGAATATGATGATTACATGAAATCTAACCCCACAATAGAACGCTATCACGAAGCGGCCGCAACCATTGTTGATCCTTCAACAATCGGTATCCAAAAACCACCCTCAGATTTTCAAAAGCATGTCATAGGAAATATTGAACGAAGAAATCCTGGTCGTGCCCAATCTAAAAAATTTAATGTACCAAAAGAATGGTGAGAAAGTAAATTTGTAATGTTAATTTTCCTAAAGGAGAAAGCATGGCAAAAAGAAAAGGTGTCGAAACTAAAGCTGCACTTCTACAACAACATTTTAAGGGAGATTTAAAAAAAGTTGACGAAGCCGAGTTGGATGATTGGTGTAACGATAATCTACAAAAAAATAGAGATTATTATTCCAGACAATATTCGCCTTGGGCAGCAGAAGGTTTGAGTCCTTTGGATTGGTTTGATAGAAAAATTAAAGATAGAGAGGAGAAGTTGCAACAAGCAGCATAATAATGAATTTTAATCATGTTAAATTGAGTGAACTAAATTTTGATTTAGAATCCGAAACCACAACTGAGGGTAGAGTTTATAAAACACCGGGAGGAAAGCTCTACCCTTCTATCACCACGGTTTTATCAGCATACAACAAAAAAGCCATTTACGAGTGGCGTCAAAGAGTTGGTGAAGAAGTCGCCAACAAAATATCTTCCAAAGCATCTGGTCGTGGCACACGCTTACATAATGCGGTAGAAAAGTATTTGCTCAATGAGATGAGCGATATGAAAATGCAATCTATGATGCCTGATGCTAAAGAATTGTTTATTACCATTCGGCCACACCTAGATAAACATGTCAATAATATATACGGCATTGAACAACCATTATATTCTGACCAATTAAAAGTGGCAGGTCGTTGTGATTGTATTGGTGAATGGGGCGGTGAATTATCCATTATTGACTGGAAGACCGCAACAAAGTTAAAAGAAAAACGACATATTCAAAACTATTTTATGCAGGCAACAGCCTATGCGGTAATGTTTGAAGAAAGAACAGGCAAACCAATTAATCAAATTGTAATTGCCATTGCCAATGATGATTTGATACCTCAGATTTTCATAGAGGACAAAAGACACTACCTGGCAGAATTGCATAAATATCTTGACAAGTATCACAATAAGTGATACAATAAGTAATTCGTAGAAGTTGTTTGAAAGTTGTTGTGGACGGCGGTGCAAATCCGCCCACCTCCACCAAAAGTATATTGACGAACCGAGTTATCGGTAGCAAACACACACTATAGTTGTGGCAATATACTTCTGATGGGGGTGTTTTAGATTCGACATGGCAATCATTAGAACAATGGAGAGTCGCCAGAGTAGGCGTAATAACTAAAAAATTAAACGCAAACGATAATAAGTTCGCATTAGCAGCCTAAAAACTGCTTAGGGTTTCGCCAGTTCCTCGTAACAGAATACTGGCACTTTTATAAAAGGAAATTATTATGAAAAAACTAATCGCTCTCGTAGCTGCAACTTTCGCTGTAACAGCATTTGCTCAGGCTCCTGCCAAAAAAGATGAGCCAAAGAAAGATGCACCAAAAGCTGAAGTGAAGAAAGACGAAAAGAAGAATGAAAATCTACATTAGCAACTACCGTTATCATTGGATTTCTCCATATACAATCATAGAGAACATTTTTTTCTGGACTGATTGGAGTAAATGTGGTCGTAATAAAGGCGTGATTGAAGATAAAGATTATGTGGATCATCCTGAATGGGTTGAACGATGGGCTGAAAGAATTGAACCTATCAGTACCGCTATCCGTGTAGTGTTAGATTTTATTCATCCACGAATTCAATATGTTAAGATTGACCGCTGGGATACTTGGTCAATGGATCACACTTTGGCTCATATTATTTTGCCAATGTTAAAGCAATTAGATAAAACTAAACATGGTGCACCTTATACGAATGATGAAGATGTGCCAGAATATTTGCGTAGTTACATGGCACAACCAAAAGAGAATGAATGGGACACCGACAGTTTACACTTCATGCGTTGGGATTGGATTCTCGCTGAAATGATTTGGGCATTTGAACAAGAAATAAAAGATGATGATGAAACAGATTTCTATGACTATTCTGAATGTGGTGATGAAAAATTCCCATGGGATAAAGATGGTCAATATATAAGTAAAGTTAAAGTAGACCGTGAAGGTTTAGAAGCTCATCAAAAACGAAAGGCAAACGGCTTTAGATTGTTTGGTAAATATTATCAGAATCTTTGGGACTAAATTTTAAATTAACTAAATATATTACCGGCATCACACACAAAGTCGGTAACACACATAAACACACAGGAGAATTACTATGTCAAATATGACACCTTTTGAAATACGCCTTGAGCTTTTAAAAATGGCGAAAGATATGCTTGCTGATGATTATTTTGGTAAGCGTGAAGCAATATCAAATCAATGGTCGACAGATTGTGAAACGGCCAAAATCAAAGGTGAGGAACCACCGAAACATCCAGGTTACCCACCATTCCCCTCTGAACAAGAAGTTATTAACAAAGCAGCGACTTTGAATAATTTCGTTTCTAACATAACCACAGATACAAAACCAACAAAAAAATCTGTCTGATGAGGGTTTAGACGGCCGGTTTTTCTCGGCCGTTTAACACACACAAAGGAGAAATTTTGAAAAAAACTATTGTTTTATTTACAATGATACTGGTTGCGAGTATAACAGTAACAGCAGTAGCTTCAGTAAACAATTTGCGAGTAATGCCTTATAAAGCAAACTTTAATATTATGAGCTCAGATGCCAAGAAACAGATTGAGTGTCTAGCAGAAAACATTTACTTTGAAGCTGGGCATGAACCAGAAGTTGGTAAAATTGCCGTAGCATTTGTCACCATCAATCGTGTTAAAAGTGGTAGATTTGAAAATGACATTTGCGGAGTGGTCAAACAGAAAATTCAAAACATTTGCCAATTTTCTTGGTGGTGTGAAGATCGACCAAAGGCAATATCTACAAACAAGGTCTTGACAAACACAAACAATTCGTTATATAATAGCATCCGTGAACTTGCAGTTTATGTATATGTAAATCACGAAAAGATGGAAGATCCATCTAAAGGTGCCTTATTTTACCATGCCGATTATGTTAATCCTCAATGGCGAAATATGGAAAGATTGACCGTTATTGGTCGACACATTTTTTATAACAGGAAGGATTTAAAGTCAATATGATTACAGATAAAATAAATGATTTCAAAATAATTGTTATCTGCGTTTCAACATTAGTATTAGCCACAATTATTTCGATTGCTTGGTTTAATATTCACGATAGATCACTAATGGCTGCAAACATGGATGAAGCAATTAAAAAAGGAATCGACCCAATTTCGGTTCGTTGCTCATATGTTCAAAGCACAGATTTAATTTGTATTGCGTTTGCTGCTTCAGCGCAATCACACAATGTAGCTCAACAAGTTAAAAGATAAAATAGGAGTATTATATTATGGCAGTTAAACAATTGACAATTAATCAACTCAATGATTCAGATCGTGAGAAGTTATTTAAAGTCGTTAAAGAATGTTCGGGATCATTAACCAGAATTGAAGGTGAACAAGACTACATTCGTGAGGCAGTTGCAGAGACCGCAAAAAAGATGCAATTACCAAAAAGACTGGTTTCAAAACTAGTTAAGGTTTATCATAAACAAAACTATGATGAAGAAATTGCAATACATGAACAATTTGAAAATCTATATGAAACGGTGGTAAAATAATGTCTAAATTTACTTTTATATGTGAAGATGATCCAATGCCATTTAGTGATGGCATTGTTTCGAAGAAAACAGTTGAATTTAATGGTGAATCCTTAGAGGGTATTATCAGCGAATTTGAAATGTTTCTAAAAGGTTGTGGATTTCAATTTAATGGTCAACTGGATTTTGTAGATAATCATAGTGATAGTTTTGACTATAGTGAAGAACCATCGGAGTGGTATAACGAAGAATTTAAAACACCACAATCTGATCCTTGGACTAAAATTGTTGAACGACATGAAGAACAATTAGAACAGGACTATTTAAACAACATTTTTGGTTCTTCAGATTTGCTTTGTCCTGTATGTAAGTTATCTAAAAAAACAATGGGAGGCCACAAATGCTGGGACGTTAATTGTCCCGTTACTGAATGTGGAAAATAATGGCAACAAAAGAAGAAATGCGGAAGTTTGCTATGAAAATAGAAGGTTTGGTTGCTAATACCGACTATACTTATCTTGAAGCCATAGTTCAGCATTGTAAAGATACGGGATTAGAAATTGAAGTGGCAGCTACACTTGTGAATCCCACTTTAAAAGCAAAAATGCAAGAACAGGCAGAAAAAGCAAATTTACTCAAAGTGAAAACTTCTCGATTACCTATATGAATGGTTATGAAACCTTTGAAATATTCCAGTCATTAAAACTACATTTTACCACCGAAAAATATGATTATTTTAAGTATGGCGGTAAAACAAATGTTAACGTTAATGCCTTTGAGAATAGAAAAGACAAATACCATTTCTATAAACTCTCACGCAAATTTAATACCAAAGAAGATTTAGAATCTTTTATTGTTGCTAATTTTGTAGAGGATGATATTAAATGGGTTGGCGACCTATTATTAGAAGAAGCCAAAAATACTCACCTAAAAAGGCAACGGGTATTACAGTCTTTATCTTATACCTTTGAAAATGATTGTAAAGTTATCCTTGAAGATTGTAAAGTAAAAACCGAAGATTGTAAAGTTATCTTCAATCGAATGTTGAAGGTGAATGATGGTAATTATCCACCACTACTTACCTTGGCTCTAAGAAAAGAAATTCAAATAGAAACGGTAATTATACTTAACAAGATTTTAGGTTTTGTACCGAACTGGTCTAAACAGATTACTGACAGTATTAGATGGCCAGATTACCGAAGAAAAATTGACAAGTATGCCTCTTTTTTACCACAAGATGTAGTAAAATATACATTGATACTAAAAAAGATGATGAATAATGATTGAGAAAATATATTTAGATATGGATGGAGTCATTGCCGATTTCAATAAAAAATATCGGCAACTCTATAAGATATATCCACATGAGGCAGATACTTATAAGGTATTCGATAAATTCTTCAACCAATTTATTGAATCGAGAGAATTTGCAAAATTAGATTTGATGCCAGATACTATGGAGTTAATTGAGTATCTGAGATCATTACCTATTCCTACTGAGATATTATCTTCTACATCCTCCGAAAAAAGAGATGCTCCTATTAGAGAGCAAAAACTGGAATGGTTAAAGAAACATGGTATTGATTTTCCAGTAATTTTAGTTCCAGGTAAAAGACATAAGAAAAATTATTCTAATGTAAATTCACTATTGATTGATGATACGGAACAAAATATCAATCAATGGCGAGAAGTAGGTGGTGTTGCTATTCACCACAAAGATGTTATTAGTACCTTAAAAATACTAAAAGATTTACTAAATAAATGATATATTATGTTTATGTGGATAAGTCGTTTATATACCGTTAATACTCCGTTTATACGAAAGGAAATACTATGAGTAGTTTTGCTAACCTCAAGCGTGGCCGTAGTGATTTGGAAAAACTCACCAAAGCAATCGAAGCCACAACTCAATCCGCTGATGCGGGATCCAAAGATGACACCAGACTATGGCAACCAACTGTTGATAAAGCAGGCAATGGTATGGCTGTTATTCGTTTTCTTCCAGCACCTCAAGCCGATGGTGATGATGCACTCCCATGGATTCGCATTTTCTCCCACGGATTTCAGGGACCTGGTGGATGGTTAATTGATAATTGTCTTACAACGCTGAATGAGAAATGTCCAGTTTGTGAAGCCAATTCTATGTTATGGAATTCTGGAATCGAAGCAAACAAAAACATTGCTCGTGACCGCAAGCGTAAGTTAAGTTATCTTGCTAATGTACTTATTGTTTCTGATCCATCCAACAAAGATAATGAAGGTCAAATTAAGTTGTTTAAATTTGGTAAGAAAATCTTTGATAAGATTTCAGAAGCAATGAATCCTGAGTTTCCCGATGAAAAGCCTATTAACCCATTTGATTTTTGGGAAGGCGCTAACTTCAAATTGAAGATTCGTAATGTTGAAGGTTATCGTAATTATGATAAATCAGAGTTTGAAAGTCCTTCTGCTCTGTATGATGGTGATGATGAAAAACTTGAAGCATTGTGGAAATCAGAATTTGGTTTAAAAGAATTTACTGATAAGAAGCACTTTAAATCTTATGACCAATTAAAAGGTCGTTTAGATAAAGTTCTAGGTACAGCAGTTCCTGGACTTGCTGCTGTTAAAGCTGCTGATGCAAATTTATCTGAGGAAGAGGAGGAGTTTAATACCTCTGGTGCTGAAGATGAAGATTTGGATTATTTCAAATCTCTTGCAAATCAGAATTAAAAAATCCCATGCAAGTATTGAACCCCGCTTAGGCGGGGTTTTTTCATATTACTCGGGTAATCATATTCTCAAACATCAAATTATCCCAAGCACTTACTTGTGTACCTGATGGAGCACTTGCCATCTGAGTTCTGCTATTATCTACATTGACGATTGGAGTTGTTGTAGATGGTGTGGAGGTTGATGCCGGAGGTGATGCAATAGCAACAGAAGCTTCATTAATCGTTGCACCACTAGGCGCTGACCCACTAGAATACAATGATGCCATATTCGTAGCACTTTTACCTACACTTGCACCAGGTAAATATTTGTCATTTGTATTTTTGCCTTCCAAAAATAAAGCTTTGGCGCCACCAACACCACCATGATGAGCTGCATATAGTCTAGATGCGATAGCTGCACCATCACCCTCTACACCTTTCATTACACCAGCTTTGTTCAAACCTACCATGTTCATTTGAGTATATTTTTTCATCAAATCTTCTTGAATTTGTAAATTATTCAAGAAGTCATCTTTATTTTTCATGCCGTCTTTGCCAGTCCAATTATTTGGATCATAAACAGCATTATCATTTCCTTTACTGGTTCCTTTTTTCAAATAACCAAAAGTTTCTAACGCTTGAGCACCAAATTGATATTTTCCTAAAAAACCTTTACCATTATCAATGGATTTGTTTCCACTTTCTTGTTGAGCTACCAATTCTTTATATTTGTTATAATCAAAACCAATTGGAGATGGTGAAGTACTCTGATTGGGAACTATATCGGATCCTGCACCAACCTCAGGAGAATAAAATAATAATGCCGTACCTAAGGCCAATTTTGGAGGTGCCATTCTTTTTGGTGGAGGTGCGGCTTTTTTAGGTTTATCTTTATCGGTTTTTTTATTTTCTTTTCTATCCGAATCTGGAACATCAGGTACGTTAGTTGGTACTGAATCAAGTAATTTCTTACCAAGAAGTAATGCTCCTAATTCAAGAAGAGCTGTTTTAATTACTCCACCTAAAGAACTTAATGCACCACTTATAATACTACTTAAACCTGATAGACCAGTAAATAATTGTTGTATGAGTGATTTAGATTCACCTTTTGCAACAGGTTGTGGAGAAGTTTTACTGCCTTTTTTAAATTGATTTTCATAGGCATCTTCACGAGCACCCGCTCTTTTGAAAAACATATCGGCTTTCATTTCAGCCGTATCGCCTTGAAGTCTTACCAACTTCATAATATTTAATTTTGCTAAATTAATATCTCTAGCAATTTGAGGCAAAGCTACCGAATTTTTTGCAGAAATCCTGGTATCATTTTTAATTGATAATAGTATTTCAATACTTTCTTGCGAAAAAATTTGTTGTGGAGGTTGAATACGATTTGATATACTTTCGGCTTTATCTTTATCAGCTGTAGCCGAATATCCTTTACCAAATATTTTTTTACCAATTTGTGAACCAATACCACCACCAGAAAATAAGACATTTCGTATGTCAAACATTTCTTTTAGTCTTTTTCCACCAGCAGAAGCTAGACCACCGACTAAACCTTTGGTCTTATATTCTTGTTCTAGTATTCTAGCTAATCTTCCAGCCATTTAATTAACCTTTTCTTTGAGCATTTAACAATTTAATCTTTTCATTTTCTTCATCCAAATACTTCAGTAACATACCCACATAGATGCTTTTTTCCCACGGCATCATGTTTTCCAATTCAGTCAAACTATACTTGTGATGTTGCATTAAAGCAAAGTTCGTCTGAAAATGATTACCTAAATTATCATAACCAAATATTATACGAAAAAACTTTCGATTCCTTCAACTAAAACATTTTCTTCATAACTACACTTAGGACATTTAAAGTTTATATTCTTACGCAACTTTGGAGTAGTATCAAAAAACTCCTTAAACTTCTGTAAATCTTTGGTCTGTAATGATTCTACAAACTCACTTAATTCTTCTTTTGTCGAATCTTTTGCATAATATAAAGTTTCTTTATCGTAAATATAATCAATACAACTTATAATAGTATTTAAAATAGATTCTGTTTCATTTTCACCATCAAGAGATTCAAACACTTTGAAATTTGGGTACTTCATTACTACACCCAAATTTTCGGTAATTTCTATTTTGTTTTTATCCGTTTTTTCAAATTCTGGAATTATGTCATTAATATTAACATCAATTTCCACTACTGTATTACATTTCTTTTCTTCTTCAGATTCGTCTTTAATTAAATTATTGCAACGATATTTTAAATTTACTAACTCACCAACTGATTTGGATCTGAGTTGTAAGAAAATCTGTTCAATATCAAACAAAGGTAATTCATCAATATCAAGTTCATCTAAAACGCAATTATTAATAACTTGTTTAACTGTATCGGTAATTGATTTTAAATCTCCTGCTTCCGCAGCCATCAAAAACAATTTTTCTTCTTTAACAGTAAAGGGTCTAAATCGTATTTTCTTTCCCGTTGATAACAACTTCAGATCATATATTGGTACATCAATTTTTGGTAACATAATTTCCTCACTTAATTAAAAGATTCTCCCTAATTTTTGGTCCACATTTTTTCCTAAACCACTCATTAATTTTTCGCCTTGTAAACCAAACAATGCGGCCGCAGCTTGAGTTAAATCGTAAGTGCCGTCATAGATGGTTCTATATTTCTGATATGCAAACTGCACAGTTAATCTGTGTACATTATCATCCGTCCAAGTTAATTGTTGCGATGCTATTCCAATTGGAAAGGCATCAATTAATTCTACCGCATAAATTTGTTTGATAAATTCGTCATACTGAATAATTTTTATATTTGTCATGTACCTGGTTTTTTCATCTTTTGGAAACCTAAGGTTGTTCGTATCTGTTGGCATAATAGCTTCCAACCAACGATCAAAAAGTTTACGCTCATAAAATTCATTTGTACATAAAAATGTTAATGATGTATCTGTATATTGAGATTGATATGGAACTTTAAAAGTTGGACCATAAACTTTTACATCAGCCGTATTTAAAGTTTTTCCTGGTAACTCAGCAGATTCACATTGTAACGCCAAATATCTTGATATAGAAGCGTTAGTTGTTTTAGATTGTGAATCTTGCGGTTGACTACCAAATACTCCACCCAAAATTTCAGAAGCATTTGTAAATATGGTATTTGGTAAATTGAATAACTGTTCGAATACCGAATTACCAATAAAGTTATTGATATATTGCGGAATAGGTAATACAACTTGAAAACGATTTGGTCTAGCTAAACCATCTTTAGCTTTAATGTTAGCTAGAAATAAATTTGGTGCAAATGACATTAGAATTTGTTCCTTGAATCAGCGTATACTTTGTTTGTTCCAGCACCAACAAATGTTTCCATTGGTAACATGGCAGCTATGTCCCACTCATCAGCAAAAACTTCAACAAATCTGGATCTAACATGTGTAAACAAATACCTTTTAATGCATGGTTTTGCTTCAAATGCTTTTGTTGCTCTTTTTAAATACTGATAATTTAGTCTTAATCTTGTATTAATATCAAAACTTTTATCTGTTGCTGTTTCACTTAATTTATCGAGTAATACCATTCTCTCTCTTGGGTGAATGTAGTGTAAATTAATACCTAAAAATCCATCATTGTATTGTTCTACCGGCAACACCAAAGGAAATCGATCATAATATGGTAATTTTTCTTTATGCTTTGGATCATAGTAGAAAAAGTACATATGTCCAACAAAAGCGGATCTAGTTGTTCGGTCAACATCTCTAAATAAGGATCGTTGTGAAGCATTTAGAGAGCTTATTTTATTTTGTAACCATGCTCTAGATTGTCGGGTTCTTGGTGCTAAACCTTCTTTATCTAAAGATTTTTGTATTCTGTCTATTAGTGTGGCCATCTACTATTTATACTAAATTCCTAAATCTTTTTCTGTAACCACTTTAAACTTCCAACCATGGTCTTGGCAAAATATGTCTGCAGCTCTCCACTTCTCTTGGTTAATTGCGTATGTTGCAGCTTCTTGTAAATACTTTTGAGTTTTTCTTTTTTGAATAGGAACCTTGGTTTGTTTCTCAGGTTTGACTTCTAGAATATATGTCATTACTAATCCAGTCTTTTCACGAACCTTAACTATAAAATCAGGAAAGTATCGGTGCATTTTTTGATCTACTGGAGAACGATATGGAATGGCGAGTTCTTCCGAAGCCCACCAAATAATGTTGGGGCTTTCATCAAGATACTTCATAACCCTTAACTCCCAAGAAGAACGATAAATGATGTTATCTGCACTACCATTATATTTCTTAGGATTTTTAGGTTTAAACCTTCCTTTATATGACATAAATACTATCTAGTTAACATTAAAGGCAAAAGATGGGTATTTTTAACTTAACCGAAATAACATTCAATAAGAATCCTATCTCCAGAACTGGAGATTCCAGAAACAATTTGGTTGGTTCTGGATATAATTCAAACACATTCAAATATCCTATTGATTTGGGTAGTTACGATAAAGGTCATTATATGGTTATTCATATTAATGAACAAATCAAAACAAGTTATATTGGTCCATCATCTACAGATGTTCCATCAATTTTTACAAATAGACAAAATTTAAATAAATCAATTGGCGGCACAGGAATTGGAGGTTTATCCAATTTTTCAGATTTATACGGTGACGTTATATCTAAAGCCACTAATTTTTTTAAAGGAAATCAAGGTTTCATATCTGGTTCAGATTATAGACCAGCACTAGAGGTTAGAACAATTCGTAGAACAACCGATACGATTGCGTTGTACATGCCTGATACTTTAAATTTTACACACAATCAAGGTTATAGTGATGTGAAGATGGGTGGCGGTATGTTTGCAGCTGCTGGTGCAGCTTTGCAGGCTGCTCAAGGATCTAATTCAATTGATGATTTTTTAAGTAAACTTGGAAATAATGCCTCACCATTTTTACTTAGTGGTTTGGCATCACTTGCTGGAGAATTGGGTGCTACTGCATTTGCTGGTGCTTTTGGTTTTGTAACCAATCCAGCTTTAGAAGTTCTTTATTCTTCTCCTGCTCTCAGATCATTTAGATTCGATTTTATGTTTTATCCAAGGTCAGAAAAAGAAGCTATAGAAGTCCAAAGTATTTTAGATAGATTGCGTTTTCATCAAGCACCAGAATTGTTAGGTTCACAAAATGCTGGTGGACTTGGTGGATTTTTTATGGTACCTCCATCTGAATTTGATATTAAATTTTATTATAATGGATTAGAAAATCCAAATATACCAAAAATCTCCACATGTGCTTTAGAAACTATTGACATAGACTATGCACCAAATGGTTTTTCAACATATGAAGTCCCAAGTGGACAATATGCTACAAAAGGCGGCACAGGAATGCCAGTAGGTATTCGCCTGTCGTTACAATTTAAAGAACTTGAAATGCTTACAAAATCAAATTTTTCAGATGACGCTAATAGAAAAACTCAATTTCAAAGTGGTGGAGGAGAGGCAGAATAATGGCAAAATATTTTAATTATTTCCCTAAAACTTCATATACCTTTGATGGTAAAAATATTCAATATGTAACAAATCTACTTTCTAAAGTTTCTTTTGAAAATGACTTTAAAGAAAATTCAGTAATTTATTATGAATATTTGGTTACTGACGGAGAAACACCAGAAATTGTTGCTCATAAGATATATGGTTCTGCTGAAAAACATTGGATCATTTTAATGCTAAATGATATTTTGCACCCACAATTTGATTGGCCTTTAAATGAAAGTTCTTTAATTAAATATATTGATATTAAATATCGTCAATCACAATATGCCAATAGTTCTACCGAAGGTACAGGTACGACATGGGCACAAACACATGTTAAAGAATACCACAAAATTGAAACAAAAACAAATACAATATTAAATGAAACTATATCGGTCAATACTTTAAATGTAACCCAAAATGACTATGCTAATGTGGTTTCAACTTCAACAAATTATACTTTAAGTGATAACACCACAATTAATATTAGTATAACAAAAGATACATTAAGTTATTATGATTATGAAATTGCTGAAAACGAAAGCAAAAGATCAATTAAAATTTTAAAACCAGACTTTGTACCTGTTGTAGAACAAGAGTTTATTGGAGTTTTTACTAAATGACCAGTGCAGTATCCAATTTTGTAATTAAAGAATTATCTTTAGTTTACAAAGACAAAAAAATTGACATATCTGGTTTATTTCAGGAATTAAATATACACGATAGTATATTGTTACCTTGTGTACATGGTAATGTTGTAATTCTTGATAGTCGAGGACTTACTGATAAATTAGCACTAGATGGATCTGAAAATTTAATTGTTGATATACGAAAAAATAAAAATGATGATGCAGATAGTGATTTTGCATTTCAAAAAGTTTTTAGGGTATTTAAACAAAGTAACAGAAAAGGTGTAAATCAACGTTCTGAAGTTTATGTGTTACATTTTATTTCCGAAGAATTTATTTTATCTGAACAATTACGAGTAAATCAATCGTATAGAGAAAAGTATTCAAATATTGCAAAGTCTATAATGAAAGACTATTTGAATATTGATATTGATAAACAAATTGAAGATGGTAGTTTGTTTGTTGAATCTGAAGGATTAAAAAAAGTAGCAATACCTAATCTACATCCAATTGACGCTATTGATTGGTGTGCAAAAAGGTGTTTAGATAAAAATGAATCTCCATCTTTTTTATTTTTTGAAAATAATAAAGGTTATAATTTTGTAAGTCTATCAACATTACTTTCAATATCGCCAGTAGCTTCGTTAAATTTTACACCTAAAAATATAAATTTGGGTGATAAAACTGAAGAAACTCAATTTTTAGGTATTAAAGATTTTAAGGTTCTATCACAGTTTGACTTTTTAAAATCGGTTCAGAATGGAGTTTATGCTGGTAAATTTATTGGATTTGATCCAATAACCAGAACGATTGCACAAAGAGAAATTACTTTTGATGACCATTATTATACTAGTGAACATGGTAATAAAGTTCCTAATTTAGCAGTTGTTGAAAATGTAAAAGGATTAAACAATACTCAAATGTTTGATGCTAAACAATCTGTTTATGTTTTTGGATATTATAGAAAAGATAATGATTTCATTAATCAGAAAGATCCCGAATCATTAAACTATGTTGATGACCCTTATAAGTATATCTTCCAAAGACGAGCAATAGTACAAAATTTAATGACACAAAGAGTGCAAATAGTTTTACCTGGAAATTTTCAAATAACATCTGGTGTAAATGTTAAGTTACTCGTACCTAAGATTGGTCAGTATTTAAAAAATGAAGATAATTTGGATAAATCATTGTATGGAAATCATTTGGTAATTGCAACACACCATTGTATACAACCAAATAAACATGAAGTAGTAATTGAAGCAGTTTCAGATTCATCAAATAGAGAATATGGAATATTAACTTCTAAACCAATTCAAGATTCGGCATATTACGCATGATAGTTAATCAACCTAAAAAAGACTATGGCACTTTTGATCCAACCAATTGGGTTGGTGTTGTTGAGAATAGTCACGACAAATTAAATATTGGAATGTATAAAGTCCGTATTATTGGATTACATTCACCTAATGTCGAAGAAGTTCCTGTTGATAATCTTCCTTGGGCTCATGGAGCTATACCTTTATCACAAGGTTATACCACTTCAGTTGCAAGACCTGGTGAATGGGTTGTTGGTTATTTTTTAGATCCTGAAACATTACAGTATCCCATTATTATTGGTATTCTTCCAGGAATACAATCAACCAATGTGGTGAATGTTACAAGTTCTGGTTCTAAAGTTGGTTCATACAGTTACAACAAGTCAGCAGGATTTGTACCACAACTAACGCAAGAGCAAGCGGATAAAACACCAGTATTACCTGAAGGCATTGTAACAAGATCAGTTGGTCAACCAACGACAGCACCTCTTGCTCGTGGAGTATATGAGAACAGTAGTATTTCAGTTGCTGATTCCAATGCAGAACATGTTTGCGATTTTAAAAAGAAACTTAGATATGATATTGCAATTGAAAAACTTAAAGTTTATGAATTTGTTCAAAAAGCAAGAGCTGCAATAAAAGCATATTTTACAAGTCTTTCTTCAGGTCCAATGTCTACTGCTATTCAAGCTGCAATTAGGCAAATCAAAGAGATATTAAAAATGATAAAGAAAGCTGCGGATTTTATTACTGATGTTGCAAAAGCTATTGCTGATTTTATTAAATATTGCAACGAACTTATTGCGTACATTGCAAGTCTGCCTGCACAATTGGCAGCACAATTAAAAAAGTGTTTGCAGGAATTCACCAACGCTTTATCAGATGCTTTATCGTTTGATAGTGTAACTAAAGATGGTAATCCATCTCCATTTTCTGAAATTAAAAGTTTAGTTGAAACCGCAAAAGAAACCGGCCAAGCAATAGAAACAGCAGTAAATGCCTCAACAACCGCAGTAGCACAAGCAACAATATTGGCGGTTACAGCTAAATCATTTGGACGAGTATAATGGCAACTAAACCTAGTGGACTTGATTGGACAGAACCTTCATCAACATTTGTTGGTGAATATCCATATGCACATGTAACAGAAACACAATCGGGTCATCTATTTGCTATGGATGATACAAAAGATTCTGAAACAGTTAGACTAGCACATCGTTTAGGCACATTTACAGAATTTCAAAAAGATGGAACAAGAGTTGATAAGATTGTTGGTGATGGTTATCAAATTATTGCCAAAAATAACCACGTATTAATTAAAGGCGTATGCAATATTGTAATTGAAGGAGATTCAGTATTGCGTGTTCAAGGTGATGCTGATGTAAAGGTTGATGGTGATGCATACACAATGGTTGAAGGAAATTTAACAACCAAAGTTAAAGGTGATGCTTCTATTTTTGCTGGTGGTGATTTAGATTTAGCAGCTGGCGGTGCAACAGGCACAGTAACAATCAATGCACCAGATGGAATAAATTTAAATGGTGATGTTACAGTTAATGGACTATTGACAGCTGCAAGTAGCATACATTCAGGTGATAACATTGTGGCTGGAAAACAATTGTTCTCTTATTTGGGAATTCAAACTTTAGGTGGTATTAATTCAGGATTTACCTCAGAGAGTCCTGTGCCACCTGGCGTAATTACTTCAACTGTAACAGTAACTTCACCAATTATATTTGGATTGGCAGCAGTACAAGATTCTAGGGGACCAATGGAATTGATTCGACAGTTATATAATATACACATACATCCAACACCTAAAGGACCATCAGGTACACCAACACCAATTCAATAATTATGGCAAATACAATATCCTCAAGATTGACTTTTAGTTTTGATACCACAAAATTTGGTGGAGCTTATTATTTAAGTCAAGAAGCAAAAAACAGTATGAACGTATATCCTTCGGATGTAGTTCAATGGCAAACTCAAGAAATTGCTAATGGTACAATTTCACCAAGTAACTATTTTAAAAATCCAGTACAAGGTGTTTGTTCTAGTATAACATCAAATACAAATTCAATTATAACATTTTGTACAAACGATGTTGCAAATACTTTTCCAAACACTTCAATTCAAGCCAGAAATTTGGCCAATACTGCAAATAATTTGTTAGTGCAAATATTAGATTTTAAATCTCATACTGATAATATGTCCCGTCTTGGAGCAACAACACTTAGTACAGAATTTTTAGTTGATTCTCCAAATATACCAAACTATCAGATGGCAATGGCACAAGGTAGTGAATTGACTAGACTACTTTATTCTACCGAATCGGTACAAAACACAGATGCAATTTTAGGTTGCTTTACAAGTATTTTTGTAAATCCTGAATTAACCGCAAACAGTTGGAATATAGGAAATGGGTACATAAGTTTAACCAACTCCTATAATGGTCTCACAAGTAATATAACCAACTCAGCTTTAGTTAGCATTATTTCTACTTTAGAACAAGCCAATTCTTTAATGTTTACCAGAAGAACATCAGACTGGAATTTTTATAAAAAACAAAGACAAGTATTGAATGACTATCGTTTTGTTACACAATTTAACAATTCTGGCAATACGGATAATTATTTGATACAAAATTACATTGGTACAGACTTCCTTAAAAATAACCTGGCAAATACGTGATAAATAACCCATGGCTACAGTAACCACACAAACAACCAGACAATTTAAAGACTTAGACCTGTCTTTTAATATTCATCCAGTTAAAAAAGACATAAACAAACATGTGGATGAACAGGCAGTTATTAATTCTTTAAAAAATATTATACTGACGAACCACTATGAGAAACCATTTAATCCAGATTATGGTTCCAACATTCGAGCTTTATTGTTTGAAAATATAGATTCTATTACAGCAATTACTTTGGAAAGAGAAATTTTACAAACAATAGAAAATTTTGAACCTCGTGTTAGTGTGTCCAAAGTAACAGCCATACCAGATTTCGATAATAACGGATATTCAATTAAGTTGGATTTTTTTATTATCAATTTAACTAACCCAATAACAATTCAATTCTTACTACAAAGAGTCAGATAATGGCAGACCGTTTAAATGTAACCGATTTAGATTTTGATACACTCAAATCTAATCTTAAAAGTTTTTTAAAACAACAATCCGAGTTTTCTGATTATGATTTCGAAGGAGCAGGTTTAAATGTTCTTTTGGATATTCTTGCCTATAATACGCATTACAATTCATATTATTTGAATATGTTGGCAAATGAATCTTTTTTAGATTCTGCAATATTAAGAAACTCTGTTGTATCTCATGCTAAACGATTTGGTTATACTCCACGTTCTGCATCGGCACCTTTAGCTAAAATTAATTTTTCAGTTGATTCTTTATCTTCAACGCCAGGTTCATTAACATTACCTGAAGGTTATATTTTCCTTTCAAATTTAATTGATAGTAAATCCTACAATTTCATTACATTAGAAGATACGACAGTTTCAAAAACTGGTAATAACTTTGTATTTGCTAATTTGAAAATTTATGAAGGCCAATTAGCAACATATAGTTTTACACATGTTGAAGCTTCCAATCCAAAACAAATTTTTACTTTACCAGATATTAATATTGATACCTCAACAATTAAAGTTAGTGTAAGGGAATCAATTTCAAATTCAACATCTACAGTTTATACATTGAATACTGATGCTTTAGATATAGATTCAACCTCTGAAGTATATTATATACAAGAAGGCCAAAATAACAAGTATGAAATTTATTTTGGTAATAATGTTTTAGGTAAAAAAATACCTGATGGAAGCATTGTTTCAGTAAAATACTTAATTACGAATGGTGACTTAGCAAACAAAGCTAACAGTTTTATTGCGACTTCCACGATTGGTGGGTATTCAACATTTATTGTCAATTCAACATTGGCTGCTTCTGGTGGAGCACCAAGAGAAACAGTTGATCAAATTAAGTTTGCAGCTCCATTACAATTTACTTCACAAAATCGTGCGGTAACAAAAAACGATTATATCAAACTCATTCAACAAAAATATCCACAGTTTGAAGCTGTCAATGTTTGGGGTGGAGAAGAAAATGATCCTCCAATTTATGGTAAAGTTTTTATTTCTGCAAAACCAAAAGAAGGTTTTGAAGTAACAGATGCCGAAAAAGAATTTGTTAAAGAAAAGATCATTAAGCCAATTAGTATTCTTACAGTAACACCTGAAATTGTTGATATTGATTATAACTTTTTAAAATTAATTTCTAAAGTTTATTATGATCCAACAAAAACAATTAGTAATACTAATACATTAAAATCTTCTATACAAACAGAAATTGAAAATTATTGTAATGATAATTTAAATACTTTTAATTCAATTTTTAAATCATCTATATTGAGTTCTAGAATTGATAATTTAGATTCTGCAATTCAATCAAATGAATTGGAATTATTTTTAACTAAAAAATTTAGACCTGATTTAATCAATTCTAATAGTTATATTTTAGACTATGGTGTTCCTCTACAAAAAGGAACTACATCAGACAATCTATACTCAAATCCAGAATTTACAATGTTGGATGAAGAAGGCATTTCAAGACAATCTTTCTTAGAAGAAGTACCATCTTCTTTTACCGGTGTTGAATCAATTACTGTTACAAATCCAGGCATTAATTATATGACAACACCAACAGTTGAAATTATTGGTGATGGACAAGGAGCAACTGCTATTGCGACCATAGTTAATTCTAAACTTTCTAAAGTTACAGTAACAAATCCAGGTGTTGGTTATACTACAGCTACAGTAAGAATTATTGGAGGTGGTGGACAGTTAGGTGCCGCTTCGGCAGTATTAGAAGGTCGTTATGGCCAATTAAGAATTGTTTACTATAAACCAGATGAAGTAACAAATGAAAATACAAAAGTAATTTTGAACTATGGTGCCAATTTTGGTGTTATAGGATCAATTGATTATTATACAGGAAAAATTTATATTAATAACTTTAATCCAACAGATGTTGCAAATGATTTTGGAGAATTATCTGTTAATATTAGACCACAAATTTCTGTTATTTCATCACAGCAAAACAAAATGTTGGCCTTTGATAGTGAAGATCCAACAAGTGTTGTTATAGAAATGAATAGTCTATAATGTCCGAACTATTAGTTTCCTCATTAGTTGAAAAACAACTACCCGAATTTGTAAGGGAAGACTACCCTAAATTTGTCACATTCTTAGAAAAGTATTATGAATGGACAAAAACAAATAATCAAATTCTAAGTGCTGTCGAATCTTTTGCTGAATCAAAAGATTTGGATTTAGCAACAAACACATATATTGAATTAATTAAACAAGAACTTGCACCATATTTTCCTGAAGAAATTATATCAGACAAAGCAACTCTTTTAAAATTTATTAATCAATATTATCGAGCAAAAGGTACTCCTCAATCCGTTAAGTTTCTATTTCGAATTTTTTATAATGAAGATATTGAAATTTATTATCCTAAAGAAGAAATATTAATTGCTTCGGACGGTAAATGGGTTTTACCATTGTCTTTGCGTGTTGATACCAGCGATAATAATATTTTTAATTTGGTTGGCGTAAAAGTTACTGGAGATTTATCAAAGTCTACAGCAATTGTCGAAAGTGTCACAAGATCAATTGATCGACAATTAGGTATTCAATATGTTGAAATGTTTGTTTCAAATGTTAAGAAACTATTTCAAACGGGAGAAACAATTTCTGCCACATATATTTCCAATGGAACGCCAATTTCAGTAAGTGGTCGTTTGATTGGATCATTGTCTGAAATTAAAATTAATCCTGAATTTAGAGGTTTATTTTATAATGCATATGATCCAACAATAGGTTATGATGGTGATCCGGTTTCAATTGTTGGAGGACTAAATCCAACTCCACCAGTCAATCAAACACCTGTTGGTGCTATTGCTACTGTAGGATCAGTTACAAAAGGATCGATCATTCAAGTGGCTGTTAATGATGGAGGGTTTGGATTCCGATCACCAGACATTGTAAATAGTTCATTAATTGATTTTGTTGGTGGTTTTAAAGATTCGGTTTTAGGTCAAGAATCTAAAGCAACTATTTCTCTTGTAGATACAAATACACAAAGACTAGTCAATGTAAGCAATGTTGCAATTGAGACCATTCATACTTTAACATTAGATGGTGCAGCAAATACCGCAAATATTGAAAATTGCCAAATTAGTTTTATTACTACAACCCAAACACTAAATGTATTCCCAATTTCTTATGTTACAACAGATGGATCTGGTGGTGGTTATAAGTCTTTACCTTTAGCTAAATTTTATAGTTATTATTTGGAAGACATAGCTGACTCACTAATTATTTCATCTACATCCTTATTAAAAGGAACAAAAACTATAAATGATAGTTCGCAAAATTTAACCGTTTCTTTTGAAGCTGGTGATACAGTTCGTTTAAATTCTCCTAATAAATTTGAAGAAATTAGGAATATAGAATCAGTAACAACAAATACAATCACATTAGAAGGTGATAATTTTGAAAATGATGTTGGTGCTGTAGATGTTTATAAAATATTTAGAAGGCCAATTAATGAAGTTGGTTCTTTAGGCAGAATTCGAATCACTAATGGTGGATCAAATTACAATGTTGGTGAATACTTGGTGTTCACAGGATCTTCTGGCTATGGTGCAAATGCCTCAATTACGCAACTTCATGCTGGAAATAATGGCATCAAAACCGTCACATTTAATGACAATGGTTCTTTAATTAAAGGTGGTGAAGGTTATTCACAAACAAATTTACCAACGATTACTGTTAATACAGCAAGTGGTTCAAATGCAGTTCTTTCTGTAACTGAAATTTTAGGTGAAGGTGTTGATGTTAGTTTATTTACAACAAAAATTGGATCTATTTCATCTCTCAGAATTTCTAGTTTTGGTTATGACTATGTTAGCGCTCCAACAATATCTTTAAGAAATGCGGATTTGACCGTATCAAATGTTACTTCAGGACAATTATTTGTTTCCAATACTATAATTTATCAAGGAAATTCAAGTAGTAATGCCACATTTACAGCTTTTGTTGAGAAATTTACTCCCTCAAGTGGACTTTTGCGTATCTTTAATTATAAAGGCACTCTTAATAATCAAATACAGATTTCATCGGCCGATAATGCCGTAAAAGCAAATGTTAATTCTGTATTATATTATGGAGATGGCAAAGCAAAAGCAACTGCCAGATTTGAAAATGGTTTGATTCGTTATCCTGGAATTTATTTGAATACGGATGGCCAACCTAGTTCCGACAAAAAAATACAAGATGGTACAAAATACCACAATTTCTCATATCAAATTCAAACGGAAAATGATTACAACAAATTTAAGAAATCATTGAATGAAATTGTACATCCATTAGGAACCAAAACATTTGTTAACCGAATAAATTCTCATACTGAGGATGTAGCAAATACATCACTAACCACAATCAACATTATTAAAACCGAACTTGCAAATACCTTCAACATTCGAAGTGGTTCGAACAATATGGTTGCTACAGGAGCGTCACCTAATCTTGCAAATACCGTAAATGTTGGTGATATGGTTATTCTTACAACCTTATCTAAACGAGTTAATGGTACAGTAAATGTGGCGTCCACATCAAATGTGGTTACAGGTAACTTAACAACCTTCATTAATGATGTACAAGATGGTGATACCATTTTTATTTCAAGTGGAAATACTGAAACTGTAACCTATGTTACAAACACCACCAGTTTGATGACACAAAATACTATCAATGTTACTGCAAATAACCAAACAATCAATGTGGTATTTGACGATATAAGAACCGTTACATTTGTTAATGCCAATACCTTCAAAAAGTTGAATAAATAGAACTATGGCCTCCTTACTGACTTTCCAATTTTCCACACTATTGGCACAAAGCATCTATGATCTACTAGATGTGAGTGCGAATTCATACCTTCCAGCAAATAGAAAATCTTACATGTTTGTGTCTTTGGGAAAAGAAACTGTTTGGAATACTGGTACTGAAATTGCTCCAACACCAGGTCAAGCTATTAGAGATTTGAATACCTATTATGATCGTGGAATGGTTGCAAAAAGAATATCACAAGAAAATGCATCTTTTGTTGTACCTAGAGTAAATTGGACAACAGGTACAGTTTATAGATTTGCTGGTTGTACAGTATGTCCAGCTGGTACAAATTTTTATGTTTTAAACTCTAAAGATCAAGTTTTTAAATGTTTATGGAATAACAATGCAGCTGCATCGACTAGTGAACCACAATTATCTTTATCTTCTACATCTTTAGAAGAACCTTTCTTTTTAACTGCTGATGGTTATAAGTGGAAATATATGTACACTTTAACTGCTCAACAAAAACAAAAGTTCTTAACAAATGATTATTTACCTGTTTTATACAATCGATTTGTTAGAGCGGCTGCTGTAAATAGAAGTATAGATATAGTACGAGTTACAAATACTGGAAATAATTATACTGATGGTTCATCGCAAGACATAATCACAATTACAGGTGATGGTACTGGAGCAATTTTAAAAGCCAATGTGGCCAATGGTAAAATTGCAGGTGTTACGATTCAGAATAGAGGTTCGGATTACACCAAAGCAAATTTGACTTTTAGAGATGTTGCTGGTGGTATTGGAACCTCAGCTGCGGCTGAAGTTATTCTTTCACCACAAAACGGACACGGCTACGATCCAGTAGAAGAACTTTATGCCAACACCATCATATTTAATGTTGATTTTGATGGTAGTGAATCTGGTGTTTTTCCTACAGAAAACGAATATCGTGAAGTTGTAATTATAAAAAATCCATATGAATATGGAACAACAACTTTAGCATCAGATGAATTGTATACTTTATATACAAAAATTAAAACTTCAGCTGGTGTAGGCAATTATAATAATGATGAAATAGTTTTTCAAGGTGTTGATTATGCATCATCAACGTTTAGTGCAGAAGTAATTTCATTTGATGAAACCAATAATTTACTTTATGTTAATAATGTAAATGGTACATTGGCCACAAATGAACCTATTAAAGGACAATCGAGTGGCTCTATCCGAGTAGCCATAAATAAAACTGATCCATCACTAGAATTATATTCGGGTAAAATTTTATATGTTTCAGATAAAACACCTATTACAAGAGATGCAGACCAAATAGATAGAATACGATTCATTTTAAGTTTCTAGAGGAATAAATGACTACTTTTTTTAATTACGATCCATACTATGATGATTTTGACGAAGATAAGAATTACATGCGAGTTCTTTTCAGGCCTGGATATTCTGTTCAAGCCCGTGAATTAACTCAATTACAAACAATCTTATCAAGCCAAATTGAAAAATTTGGCAACCACATTTTCAAAAGTGGTAGTCCAATTGTTGGTGGTAAAATCTCTTTAGATGATCGTGCCTTTTACTTAATATTAAATACTCAATATAATAATGAAGATATTGATGTTACTCAATTTACCGATAAGACTATTATAAGTTACAATTCTGGTAAAAATGTTCGTGCTAAAGTAATTGCAATTGATGATAGTACAACAAATCCAATTTTAATTTTAAAGTATTTAAGTTCAGATACATTTTCTGAAAATGATGAAATCAAAATTTTTGGGCAAAATATATTTGCTCAAGCAAAAGATACTTCAGCCGTAGGACGATCCTATGTTGCTAGTATTCAGGAAGGTGTTTATTACTTTAAAGGTAATTTTGTAAAAGTTGTTCCACAATTTCTAGTACTAGAACTGTTTTATCGTATAGGTTACAATGCAACAACAATAAACACTCAACCTTCATATAAAATTGGTATTGAATTTGAAGAAAATATTATAGATGAGGTTGATGATACTTCACTATTAGATCCTGCTCAAGGTGCCTTTAATTATCAAGCTCCTGGTGCTGCTCGATTTGAAATTGCAACTAGACTGTCAAAAAGAACATTAGATTCCACCGATGAATCTTCTTTCTTTGAAGTTATTAGAATTGTCAATGGTGTTAAAACAAAAGAAATTAATTATCCGGTTTATAGTGAAATTGAAAAAACACTTGCACGTAGAACATTTGAAGAATCAGGTAATTATACTGTTGATCCTTTTGTGTTATCGCTTGAAGAAGAAGCTTACGATGCAAACAATAATTTAATTGCAGATTCATTTACAGCTGTGTTAGATCCAGGTAAAGCCTATGTTGGCGGTTACGAAGTTCAAACGATTGCACCTACTCGTATAACTATACCTAGAGCAAGAACTACAGCCAATGTATCTGATTATGATCTACCAACAAATTATTCTAGTTACATTGTTGTAGCTAATACTTATGGCACATTAGATATATCCAGCTTTCCAAAACTTGATATACATTGTACAAGTTTTAATACAATTAATCCAGCTTCATCTAACGAATATAATTCGACAAAAATTGGTACACTCCGTGCCGATATGATGAAATATAATACATCTTTTGCCTCTGATGTAGGCACTTCACATTCTTTTTATGTAAATGTTTTTGATGTAACCTCAACACCAATTATTGGTACTATACCAAGTTCTGGATCCACAAATACTGTTATTGAATTGGAATCTTCTTTCTCAACGACAGCACAAGCAAATTGTTATGCTAATATGTACTTTAGAATTACTGATGGTGCAGGACTATTTTTGGCACCAATTTTAATCAGAGAATCTAATAGTGTAGCTCAAACAATTACACTTTCTCAAGCGTTACCATTTATACCTGCTTCAAATACTTATTCTATCGAATCAGACTTCAAAGTGGCAGAATCAATTTCAGTAAAATCTGGATCATCTTTATCTTTTGCAGCCAATGTTCACAGTAGTTCTAAAGATGTTGCAACTGGTGATGCCTACATTACTGAACCATCAAAAACAAGTTTAATATTTGATACTCCTTTTGAATCTATTAAAGCTGGTTCAATTAATAATTTGGATTTTTATGCTAGAAAAGTTTACTCTGATAAACTTGCTGACGGTGGGGGTTCATTAACAATTTCAACAACTGGTACAGATACTTTTGCATTTGCAGGTTCGCCAGGTGTTCTTAACGATTCACAAATTTTAAATAATATTATTTGCTTTATTCGTTACAATTCAACATCAAATTCAGCTTCTGGTATTGCACCAAATACTGTTGTAAGTTTAGCTAATAATTTGTTTACTGTTACTGCTGTAAGTAATAACTCCATTACTGTCGATTTTGATACTGCTGGTGTTCGTGCAGACTTCATTATTACAACAAAAGTAAACAATGCAGAAAATGGAACATCTGGTGCAATTCGTGGTAAACAAATGATACCACTTACCACAGGTGCAGATTTACATGCAAAAGTTCCTTATAATTTAGACACTGCTGGTAATTCATTATCTTCAGGTAATACTGGTACTGTAACGACTATTACAGGTGGTTACGTTTTTCAAGATGTTGGTGCAACATTCTTTAATAATGCAGCACTAATGCAACAATTAAAAACTCCTGGTACTGTTGTTAGTTTACAGGTACCAGATGTTTATGAGATTGTTCGAATTACAGATTCTCGTGGCACAGGCAATGTAACAACTGCGATGTTAACAGATGCAACTTATGATGTAACTAATAATTATGAGTTTGATAATGGTCAACGTAAAACACATTACGACCATGCAACAATTAAATTAAAGCGTGGTTATAGTTCACCAACAGGTTCTTCGTTGTTGGTACAATACAAATATTTAAAACATCAAGCTGCTCCATCACCACAAAATATTGGTTTGTTTACTGTTGATTCTTATTTAAAAACTGGATCAAATTTCACCTATGATGAAATGTCCAAATTTTTAAGTAATGAAGATGGTAAATTAATTTCTCTGCGTTCTTGTTTAGACTTTAGACCAACACGACAAATTGCTTCAGAAACAATATCTGGTGCTGTCAATGCCGATCCTGATTATACGGCAGAACTTGGTTTTGAATATTATTTAAGTCGCATTGATAAATTGGTAGTTAAACCATCTAAAGAATTTTCGGTTGTTTCAGGTAAATCTTCTGTTACACCAATTCCACCTCCTATCGATCCAAACGATATGATGATTTATACTTTGACTATTCCTCCTTATACAGAAAGTGTCAAAGAAATTAATGCAGAGTTTAAAAACAATCGCCGTTTTACAATGAATGACATTGGTGCGTTTGAAAAACGAATTAAAGGTTTAGAGTATTATGTTGCTCTTACAAATTTGGAAAAGAACGCAGCCGATTCTAAAATTTTAGATGCTGATGGTCTCGAAAGATCCAAATATGGTATTCTTGTAGACAATTTTACTACAAGAGATGTACAAGCAACCTATAGTGATGTTGGCTTTGATAACCGCAACCTTATTGAAGAAGCTCAATTAAAACCAGCTTCATTAATGAGAACATTTAAATTAAAATGGTCTCAAGCAAATTCCTCAGGTTCTTATGCTGCTGTAGGTGTTAATGATCAAAAATCATTAATGTTAAGTTATGCAAATACTGCTTTTGCATCACAGCCTTATGCAACAAAATCTATACCAGTTGCAAGTGCTTTATTTGCTAACTTTAAAGGTAACATCAAATTGTTGCCTGAGTATACCGGTGATGTTGATACCAATCATACTGCAAAAGTTACAATCAATTCTGCACAAGGTTTAGAAAATGCATTTAATTTTGTAAACGATGCTTTCAAATATATCTCTGATCAAAATCCAACATGGGTAAATGATAAAGATAATCCTTTTGCTAAAGTTGTTGATAGTAAATGGTTTGAAACTGTAACTACAGTAGACAACCGAACAATTGGCCTTGGTGGCAATTCGTTTGGTAATTTACAAACAACAACAGACCGAGTTTATGTACAAAAAGGTGCAGAACTCAACATGAAACAAATTAGTAGTTCGACAACTGAAGTCGATCTTGGAACATATGTAACTGATCTTGCAATTCAACCATACATCAAACCAAGAGATATTACTTTTGTTGGCACATCATTAAAACCAAATGCGAGATTCTATGCATTTTTTGATGATGTTTCGGTTGACGAATATATTGTAATACCAAATAAATTACAAGTAACTTCAGGTGTACATTCGAATACTATTTTTGTATCTGGCGAAATTGCTCTGATTGCAAATAATGGTTCCGACTTAGCATTCAATATTGCTAGTTACCTTGCTGGTGGAACAAATTACGATATGGTAATTGTTTCAAATAGCGAAAGAGGATCTTCAAATGTAAGCGTTATTAATGAAACTGGTAAACCACTTTCAAGTAAAGTAATTTATGGATTAGAATCTAAGAGCACATATGCAATTGCATCCGTATTAGATCATCGTTCAGGTTTAACAAGAGGTGTTGGTCCAAATACGATTACATTAGCTTCTGATGCTCCTTCCGTAAACATTGCAGGTAACACATTGACTCTAGTTCATGAAACTGGTAGTTATGAAGGTCATGGCAGAGAGTTTACTGTTGTGGCTTACAATACTTCTACAAAAGTTGCAACCGTAACCGAAACAACAACCACCGCTGAACAAGCTGCAACAAGTTGGACATATAGTATTGGTTATAATTCCGCAAATAAATTAGGTGATATTTCTGGTGTATTTTATCCTCCAGTTGCAACATTTAGAAACGGTGAAAGAAATTTCCGTTTAACTGAATCATTTAGTAATACTTACGATGCAGATGCAATTTCTTTTGCTGAGAAAACTTTTGTGTCATCGGGTATTAAAGTAAACAAAACAAATCTATTAAATACTGTTTACAATGTGGATGTTGGAGTTAAATTTGTTGGTAATGCTACTTCACCATTGTTACAGTCTACAACTTCTAGAGAGGTTGTTACAAGTACTTGGCGTGTTGACCCATTGGCACAAACCTTCTTTGTAGATCCAGAGGTTTATCCAAATGGCCTTTTTGTTGAGAATGTTAAATTATTCTTCTCCGCAAAAGACGACAGTAATATTCCTGTTAATATACAAATTAGACCTACAGTCAATGCACTACCATCTTCAGATTTTTCATATCCAGAATCAGTAGTAACAAAGTATCCATTTGAAATTAATACAACTGCAACACCAGATTTTGCTTCTGATACAAGTTATACCAAGTTTACTTTTGGTTCACCAGTATTCTTAAAACCTGGTTTATATGCTTTAGTGGTACTCACAGATAGTCCACAATACTCATTATGGGTTGCTGAAAAAGGTGGTACAACAGTAAACAATCAATATGTTTCTGTAAACCCTTATGTTGGCACTCTGTATAAATCTCAAAATGCAATGGAATATGTTCCATATTTAAATGAAGATTTAATGTTTTCATTAGATCGTTGTTTATTTACCAGTTCTCCAGCAACATTTGTTTTAGAAAATGAAAAACAATCTAGTAAATATTACATTGATAAATTCAGATTGATTCAAAAACATTTAGAAACCGAATCTGACAATCCATTTACGATGGATTACAAATTTATTTCTAAAGTGGTTGATGGTGCAAAAGAAACCAATTACCGTGATTTGTTGCCTTTTGTAACTTATTCAATGGGTGATGATGACCTATACATTGCTGGAAGCCGTAGAAAAGAATTGCAAAATCAAGGCGACTTTAAAATTGCTTTGACTATCGCTTCAACTGATGATGCTGTGTCACCATTAATTTCGTTAGAAAGTGTTTACTTAAATGCATGGGAAAATTTCTTAGACAATTCAGAAATCAATTCTGATGATTTTAATATTATTGCACCAGGCGGTGGTTACTCAAATAGTAATACTGTAACAATAACATCCAATACAGGTACAGGAGCTCTTGTTTATCTTGTGACTAATGGTGCTGCTGGTAATGTTGTTGGAGTAAATGTGGCTGCAACAGGTTCTGGTTACTATGACGATTTCACAATCTCAATACCTGGAATAGGTTCTGGTGCAATCACATCCAATGCTTCTATTGTACTCAATTCAGAGTTTGATAGTGCTGGCGGTCCCTCATTAGCAAGATATATTACTAAGCCAATTACACTTGCTGACGGATTTGATGCTGGTGATTTGCGAGTATTCTTATCCGCAAATAAACCTGGAACAACAGAAGTGCATGTATATTATAAAGTACTTTCTGGTTCAGATGCAACGCCATTTAAAGATCGTCCATATTTAAAAATGGAATGTTACAATCCAACAACAGCGGCTTCTTTGACAACAGAAGATTTTAGGGAATATGAATATCGTCCATCTTTAACAAGTGATGTTATAACATACTCTACCGACACTGGTGTAACTTATGATTCGTTTAAGACTTTTGCAATTAAGATCGTAATGACTTCTACCGATCCGTCTATTGTACCAAAAGTAAAAGACCTTCGTGTGATTGCTTTACCAAGTGCATAATATGAAATTGCCGGTTAGAGGAACTAATTTTGTAAAAGACACCAAAACTGGGGCTTTACTTACTGTAAACCCCAGCGTTTTGGCTGAAAATGAAGCCAGAAAAAGATTAAAAGCAAAATTAAACTCTAAAGATAATGAAATAAATAAACTAAAAGAACAAGTAGATTTACTTGGCCAAGATATTGGTGATATAAAAAATATGTTAAAACAATTAATTAAGAGAGATTAAAGTTCTAAAATGCCTATTCCTATTATAACAAGAACAAATACGATTGATGAATGGCGAATTCAAACCAATTTATCGGCTATTGATTTAAACAATTTATCATCTAACAATTTTACCAAGTCAAACGGAACTTTAACTCTTTCTGGTAATAGTTCATTATTGCTTACTGGTCCTGGTACAGTATTGCAAACTTCTAATAATGCTCTTATTGGTAACGACCTTTCAGTTGCAAATAACCTTACAGTCGGTACCGTAGGTTCAAATGTAGGTAATGTTTCGATTGGTAACACATTGACTGTTTCTGGTCGTGGTACAGGTCTAAGTGTTTCAAATAGTGCAATTATCAATAAAGATTTAAATATTGTAGGAAATGTTTTTGTAAATTATGCAACAGTTAATACCAATGCAACAATTAGTAATAACGTATCCGTTGCTGGTGCTGTAGATTTAAGTGGTTCAGGAAAAGTTTTATCGGCTAACAATGGTACAGTATATGTAAAAGATGCATATCTAGCAAACGCATTTTTAACAAAAGCCAATGTAACAACAATTTATGCTTTAGAAGCCTTTATTGATAATTTATCGGATATTGGTTCTATTGGTGTAAATATTTTAAGAGCCACAACTGGTAATGTATTTTATCTATCATCAAATACCTTGTATGCAAATACTGGTACAATAAAAGATTTTGTTGCTAATAATTCTGCAAATCTTGTAAATCTTATTTCCAATGTATCTACAATCAATACTGCAACCATTGGTAACCTTACTGCAACTAATGGTACAATTATTAGTGGTAATGTTGTAACCTTAACTTCTAATGTTGCAACACTAAACACATCAACATTAATTAACAGTACTTTAACCAATACTGCAATTGCTAATGCTGTTATAGCAACAGCTGCAATAACAACAGGTAATATAACCACAAGTAGAATTACTAATGGTACAATTATTACTGGTAATGTTGTAACCTTGACTTCAAATTCCGCAACATTAAATAATTCCACATTACTTTCTACCAATATTGTATCCGCATTAATTGCTACTGCGAATGTAACTAGTAATTTGAATCTTCAAAATGCTACACTCAAAGTTAATACGGGTACAAGTCAAGATGCTATTATTGTTGAAAGTGGTATCACAACTTTGCAAGCCGTAGTAATTGAAGGCAACTTAACAGTTTCCGGATCATTTACACAAACAGGCAATTTAAACTTTGAGGTTGATCGATTTGTTTTAAATGCAAATACGGGTACAAATAAAGACGGATTAATTGTTAATGATCGAGTAACGGGCAATGATGCCATCATTAAATGGAATGAAACCAATGATCGTTGGGAAATTTCAACAGGAAACACTTGGACGACCACTTATAAGATTTTAGATGGTGCAGACATATACACAGGAATTGATTCAACCAGTGACACTTTGGTTGCATCCGCAAGTGCTGTTAAGTTTGCATACGAAGCTGGAGGTGTGATTGCTGGTGGATATGCAAATGCCGCTTATCGGCATGCTAACTCGGCGCATACAATCATGCCAACGGTGCTTTTATTACCGCAAACACTCCAAGTCATGTTGCCAATTCTGGATCATCATATGCTAACGGAGCTTTTGCAAGAGCCAATACTGCAAACAATTTAGCACAACTTGCTTATGATGCTGCTAACACCGCATTTGTTGCTGGTGGCCAAATTGCTGGTGCTTATGCTAATGCGGCTTTTGTTACCGCTAATGCTGCGTTTGCTGGTACTACTGGTACTCATGCTAACGCAGCTTACTCAACTGCAAACACCGCACTTGTTGATGCTGCTTTGGCAGATCAAAAAGCTGTAACTGCAAATACTAACGCAACCTCTGCTTCAACATACGCTAACGGAGCTTTTGCAAGAGCCAATACTGCCAACACAAATGCTATTAGTGCTGGTGTATATGCTAATGCAGCCTTTGGCAAACGATTTAAAAGTTGCAGATTCTATTATCACATTAAATGCTGATATTAGTCAAAGTGCATCACCAATCGAAGATGCTGGTCTTGAAGTAGATCGAGGTACTTCTGCAAACGTGTATGTTCTTTGGAATGAAACGACTGACAAGTGGCAATTCACCAACGATGGTGCAACTTATCAAAACATTATTGGTGCTACCGATCTTTCAACTCAAGTAGCAAGTTATTTACCACTTGCTGGTGGCACAATGACCGGTACTTTAGTGCTTGCTGGTGCTCCATCATCACCTTTACATGCTGCTACGAAGGCCTATGTTGATCAATCATTGTCTGGTGTGGATCTTTCAAACCTTAATGCTTCTAATTTAACATCAGGTACAGTACCATCAGCTCGTTTAAGTGGTACATATGGAATCAATATTTCAGGTACCGCTGCTTCAGCAACAACTGCCGGTAGTGCAACAACGGCTTCATCTGCAACAACTGCTGGTACTGCAACAAACCTTAATGGTGGTAGTATTGCGGCCGCAACAGGTTATCAACAATTGAGTGGAGCATTTCAAACCTATGTAATGGGTCAGTTCCTATCTGGTGGTACAGGAACATCAACACCAGCACTTAGAGTTGTAGGTGACGCCTTTGCACAAGGTAATATGTACGCAACTACCTTTATTGGTAATTTATCTGGCACCGCAAGTTCTGCTCGATACGCTGACTTGGCCGAAAAATATATTGCTGATGATGAATATTCAGAAGGTACTGTATTGGCCGTAGGTGGTAAAAAGGAAGTTACTGCGGCTACCGATTCACATTTCAGACCTTTGGGTGTTGTTTCTAACTATCCAGCTTACTTGATGAATAGTGATCTAAAGAATGGTACTGTGGTTGCTTTGAAAGGACGAGTACCAGTTCGTGTGATTGGTAAAGTTAAAAAAGGCCAACCATTAGGACCAAGTGATATTCCTGGAGTAGCTAAATATACTGAGGATAAGTATTTTGCAATTGCACTTAAATCTAAAACTACTGAGGAAGAAGGATTAATCGAAGCGGTTATCCTATAATGTAATATGATTGGTATTGTTGGTTATGGTATGGTGGGAAAAGCCGTTGATTATGGCTTTCCCAATGTATCTAAAATTATTTGTGATCCCGAATATAATGATATATCATTAGAAGAAATTTGTTCTTCAAATCCGGAGGCAATATTCATTTGCGTTCCAACTCCGACAGATAATACAAATTACAAAATTTTAAAAGATGTATTGAATCAGATTGTCAAATTCAATTACAAAGGATTGACAATAGTAAAATCGACAATATTGCCGCATGAATTAGAAGGTTATGATATAATTTATAATCCTGAATTTCTATCAAGAAAAACTTCAAATGAAGATTTTGTTAATCCTCCAATGTTGATTATTGGTGGTGATAAAGCAAAAGAAGTTTTAGATATTTACCAAAAATATTCTATTGTTAAAACTGATAATGTCTTTTTAACTAATGTGCAAACGGCTAGTCTTGCAAAATATACAATGAATTCGTTTTATGCTTTAAAAGTTACCTTTATGAATTCAATATATGATATATCAAAAGAGATGAATGTTGATTATAATGAGTTGACTGCAATGCTTTCAAAACATCGATGGATGGGATCACATCACTTTGAAGTACCTGGTCCTGATGGCCAACGAGGATTTGGCGGACCATGTTTACCAAAAGACACACAAGCTTTAAGTAAAAAATTTGACATGAAACTTTTAAATACTGTATTAGAACTTAATGAACAATATAGACAATGAAATTAGTTACCGTATTTCTATCTGAAAAGTGTAATCTCAATTGTTCATATTGCAATCAAGACAAGTTGTCTAAAGATGTTATAGATCCACAACTATTTTTAAATGAGTATCGTAGGGTTAGAAAGTCTTTTCCTGATGAGTTGATACAAATTGATTTCTTTGGTGGTGAGCCACTACTTTTTATGGATTTAATAAAAACCATTATTAGTGAAACTGAGAATGATGGCAATATTCAATATGGAATGCCAACAAATGGTTTACTACTTACTGAAGAAATATTGGAATACTTGATTGAGAAGAAAGTAAATGTATCATTGAGTTTTGATGGACTGTGGCATGATAAAAACAGACTTCAATTAAATGGTAAAGGTACTGTACCTAGATTTTTTGAGAAACGAGAATTGTTTCAAAGAATACCAAATTTTAAGATACACACTATGATCTACAAAGGGTGCTATAACCTTTTGGAAAACCACCTATATATTAGGAAACACTTTGGTGTTAATCCCGAACTTACTTTGGTTCGTGACATGCATGTTTGGGATTCAAAGAGTGTGGAGAGATTAAAAGTTGGTATAACAGAATTGTTCAATTGGTATATTGATAATCCCGAAGAAGAAATGCCGTACTTCATATTGTTTTATTTACGACATTTTATTAATTATGAATCTAACGGATTTGTTAAAGATTTTTGTGGTGCAGGAACAGATATTTTTATGTTTAGTGAAAACAAACCTGTACCTTGCAATCGATTCAAGGATAATCCAGAGATGGTAGAATTGATTCCGGAATATCAGCGCATGTCTGAATGTCAAACATGTGAGGTAAAAAATTATTGTGAAAAAGGTTGTTTATTTGAACAGATAAAAAATAAAGGACCAATAAAAGAATTGTGTGATGTATATAAATTTATGTACAAAAATGTTGGTGATATGACAAAACAATTAAGAAATAATGAAAATTTTAAAAATACTGTTATGAAAGAATTGATAGATGGCTAATTCGATAAAAAAAATGAATAAAGCACTTTATGGTGCAGCGTTTCATTTAAATGAAGCTGGAAAATACTTAACTAATGTTGAGGACTTTAGACCTGAAGCTGTTAAACTATTTCGTATGGCAGAAGAAATGGTGGGTATTGTTAAGCCAGAAGTAAGTAAGGTTACAGAAGAAAAGATGTTTTCAATACTCGATGAAATAATGGAGTTTTCTAAGGAAGAAAAAACTAAATGAACAAAAAACATAATCAGTTCACATTAGAAATTACAACTACTGCACTTTGTAATATGGGTTGCACATATTGTTTTGAAGGTGCAAAGACCAATACACAAAGACTAGATGATAAAGTTGATGTTGTTAAGAAACGAATTTACGAACTTTTGGATAGTAATTTTTTAAAAGACAACTATGAAATGTTAAATTTAACTTTTTGGGGTGGTGAACCCACTTTAAACGGAAATTTGATTGTAGATATAATGACCGAATTTCAACATTTGGATAAAGTTAATTTTCACATTTATACAAATGGTTACAATAGAAAAAGACTAGATGATATTCTTGATAAAGTGGATATTCGTAAATTAACGGTACAAATATCACATGATGGTAAAGAAATTGGAGATAAATTTAGAGTCACTCATTCAGGTAAACCAACTTCAGATCAAGTTGTCGAGAATATAGAATACTTTGCTAGAAAAGGTATTAATGTATTCCTTAAATCTACAATACCTTTAAAGAGTATGAAAGGTCTTTATAATACTTGGTTGGATTTTAAAGATTTGCATCTTAAACTTAATTCTATTGGACCAAACATTAATGTTTCATATGCACCCACAATTGATTATGTCGAAGAAATACCTAAAGAAAACTTAGAAGGATTGATTCAAAATTTTAGATCCGAAATGATAAAAATTGCAGCTGAAGAAATCAAATTTTTTGAAGAACATGGGTACCATTTATGTTCATGGTTTAACGGTTCAGATTCGAAATCTCATTGTACATCTGGTGCTCATATGCATGCCATTGATGTTGATGGTAATAGTTATGCATGTCATGGTTCAATATACTCACCTAATAAGGATTTGATGAAAGGTGGTAATATTATGGATGACGGTTTTATAAATAGTGTAGAATCTATGAGTAAGAAATATCAGACTCCTATTAAAGAAGTGTCTGATATATGTAAAGGATGCGTGGCCACAACCTGTATGATTTGTCCAGTTAGTAGCTTGGACAACAGTAAAAAAGTAGATTATTTTGACCGATGGACGGATAGATGGGTTAATAATATGTGTGGTTTCTTTAAAGCATTTGGTGAAATTGATAGATCAGTTCAATCATATTTAAATAAAGAGATAAAATTAGTGGAAAAGGAAGTCTAAAATGTGTACTGGAAATCGAGCCCCATGTCCTACAAATAACCCAGTCACATTATCTGGCAATTTTGCAATACCAGGAGCTTTAATTACTGCTAATGACATTAATACTTTAAAAAATGCTATTCGAGCCGAATTAGCAACATATGCTAAACATAGAAGTTTTGCGGCCGCTGGAGATATGGCTTCTGCATATACCGCTTCTGATAGGAGTGGTGCCGATCATGGTGCAGGTGTTACAGTAATTGATAATAATCATGTTAATGACTATGAAACAATTGTACAAAGAGTAAATAATGTTGTTGAACCCGTTGGATCAAATTATGCCGTTCTTACAGAGCAACCTGATAATACCACATCACCTAATAGTTATGCTGATGGAGAATTGGTTGAAGATACGCATTGGTCAGTACTTTTAGCAAAATACAATACTATGCGACAAGATTGTATTTGCAACTCTGATTGTGCATGTAATTTAGTTTGTGATTGCAATGGTAATTGCGGTTGTAATTATAGTGATGAAAGATTAAAAGAAAATATTAAATATCTTTATACTAAAAAAGGTATTAATCTATATTCATTCAATTACATTTGGGACAAAAGTATCACCAAAGTGGGTGTCATGGCGCAAGATTTGTTAAACACAATTTATTCAAACGCTGTTTTAACCGATGAAAACGGATATTATAAAGTAGATTATAAAAAATTACCTATTTAATGAAAGAAGGTTTGAAATGAGTTCTATGATTTATGAATTAGCTATGGTTGTTGATTGTGGCACCTATTGGAGGGTAACCAATGTAACAAAAAATACCTTTGACAATTTAGTAAACAATGATGAAAAGTTATTAAAATTGTCCCATGTTTCTTATAAAAAAATTGAAGAAGCTTTGTTGGCCAATAAAACGGTGCATATTAATAAAAATATGATGGCCAATGAAGTACTTCCTTTTGAAGTTAATGTGAAAGATACTTCATTAGAAGATCCTCTTCAAGAATCAAAAAATCATAATTTAGCAAAAGTAAGAATGATTGTTAGTCCAGATTTATGTAAAATTGCTGGATTAACTTTGTACGGATTTATGGTTTTAAACAATGACCTAATTAATGCCGGTTATGCAATTACAAATGAAAACCGAGAAGAAAAGTATTTACAAATACTAGAAACTGGCGATGAAAAATTAATTTCAAAACTGGAAGACTATTTAAATTATAAAGATGAAATAGAAAAAGTTGCTTATTTAGAAAGAAAGTTTTCCAAATTTAAAAATGATGTATTATCATCATCAACAGTAGAAGATGTTATTGAACTTACAAATAAATTTTTAGAAAATTTTTATTTAGATTATTGAAATGAAATATGGAGTTGTATATAAACACAAACCTAATAATAAAATAAATGGAACATTTTTTTATTGTTTTGAATATTTTCAATTTTTAAAAAAGTTTGTTGATGTAAAATTTTATATTGTAGACATTTCTGAAAAAGATATTAACTTAATATCTAAAATTTTTACTGAAAAGTATACTTCTAATTTTAACGATGTAGTTCCAATTAAAATAATAGATTTATACAAACTCAAATTAGATCAAACTCTAATCCTTGATGTGATGACTTTTTACGATTGTAAAGAGTTTTTAACAAATCAAATTCATTGTTATAGTAATAATGACCATAGTATGTTTCGTTATAAAAATAATAGAACCGTAACATACTATGGATCTTATTCTCAATATCAAAAATTTGATATATTTTCTCATATTAAATTTAATTTTGACATATTTCGCAAACTAACCAAAAACGGCCATGGCGTTTTTATTAGTGCTTTAAATCAAGAATATATTCGTTGTAATATTAATAGATGGCAACAGGAATTTGGCCGTCCAATTATTATTAAAAAAAGTCACAGCGGCCACGGCAATATGTTTGAACATATTGATGGTGTTCATTATGTTCATACACAAAGAGATACCAATAATAGAATTATACCTGAAGCTTTTTTCTACGGCAAAACAGTTACCATAGAAGATTTGCATCCAGAAATCGATTCTATAAAATTAAGATATGAAGATATTTTAGCCAACGGTTTAAAAAATTATACCCTTACAGAAGATGATGTTATTATACAAGCCATGATAAGGAATAATTAATGGATAAAATACTCAGACTTGATCCTAATTATGATCTTTGGTTAAGTTACACTTGGAGTAGTAACAATCACGGAATATGTGGTCACACTTATGAGATTATAGATTACTATTATATTTTAAAAAATCATTTTAAAGTAGGCATATTATTAGCTGAAGATATTGATTGGGATAAGTTTGAAAAAAGTATTCGCTGGAAATATAATTTTACAGATGAAGAAATTCAAAACATAAAAGATAATATTGTATTTGGTAATCGTCCTAGTATAGTAACTGGAAAAAACATTTTATTTACAGATGGTGGAATAATTAACAATGATAGTAAAACACTTTTGTTTAAAAATGTTTTGTACTTTGCCTGTGGTAATAGAGAAATAAAAAATAATAATAAATCAAATGTTTGGGTACTTCAAGATAATAGGGTTTATGAACCAGTCAAATGTAATGGTATAAACTATAAGAAAAAAATACTGTTCAATAGATTAAAATCCATTGGCAAAAGTAATAATCAGTCGTTATTATATGCTACTAAAAATTGTAGGCATATTAAAGACTTTCAACAATATAAAAAATATGGCAAATTATTAGCCATTGTAAATGTTATTCCTAAGCCTATTGAAGGTATTAATTTTGTTATTCCCCCAATTGAAAATTTATTTGAGCAATTTGACACCTACATTTATACTCCCGTAGATAGAAAATGGGATTGTAGTCCTAGATTTATTGCTGAGTGTAAACACTATGGTAAAAAAGTAATATATCATGATATAGACTATTGGGAAGAAGATCATGGATTGCGTGTACGTAAATGGGATATTGATAATGACTTCGATAGTTTACATTTAAAAGATAACGATAACATTATAGAAATACTTAAAGGTATCATATAATGAAGTTATATAATGAATTAAGTCATCAATTAGAAATTGATTATGATGAACCTTTGTGTCAACGAGCCAAGTTAGATACAGGTACACATTGTAATTATCGTTGTGAATTTTGCTATTATAAGACACAACTAAACGATGTAACCGAATTTAATGTAATTAAAAAACGAATTGATTACCTTGTAGATTGCGGTATCAAAGAAGTAGACCTTTCTGGAGGAGAATCCAGTATTCATAAACAATGGTTTGATATACTAGACTATTGTAAAAGTAAAGGTTTAAAGATAAGTACTTTAAGTAATGGTTATAAGTTTGCAGATAAACTGTTTTTGGCCAAATCTAAAGAACATGGATTAGACGAGATACTTTTTAGTGTTCATGGATATGATAAAGAAAGTCACAATACATTAGTTGGTCATCGAAAAGGATTTGAAAATATAATCCAAGCCATACATAATGCTCACAAATTGGGTATATTAGTTCGCATTAATTGTACTGTCACACATAAAAATTATAAGAATTTACCAACAAAATTTATTGCTTTAATGCAAGAGTTAAAGCCTTTTGAAGTTAACTTTCTTACATTAAATTATTGGGATGATGCCGGAGTTCAAGAAACAATTGACTATTCAATAATTACTCCTTATGTACATCAAGCAATTGATTTACTTAAAGACTCGGTTAAAATTATTAATGTACGATATACTCCTTATTGTTTTATGAAAGGTTATGAACAATATGTGTGTAATTATTATCAACACATTTATGACATATATGATTGGAATATTGCGGTATATAATAGAGATATTGACCCAGCGGTATATCGTGCAGATCCTTTAAAAGCAATGTATGCAGCTGCAGAATTCAAACGCAACAGAACATACTATAAAACTGCTGATTGTTTAAAATGTAAACATTATTATATCTGTGATGGTGTAGAAAAACAAATCAAAGATGTAAAATTGCGGCCTGAACAAGGCGAACAAATCAAACAAGTCAACTTTTATAGAAAAGGTTGGTATCGATGATTAAAGACATTGAATTACCTCTAACTAATAAATGTAATTGGCATTGTAATTATTGCGTGGTGGATATTCACAACCGACCAGAACTTCCGTTTGAAGAAGTATTAAGTAGAGTAAAAGATATTGAACCTGGTAGTGAAGTTACTTTTAGTGGTGGAGAACCAGGAATATTAAAGCGTGAAGAATTGGAATTGTTAATTAAAATATTAAAAGATAAAAACTGTGTAATTGATTTGTTAACCAACGGATTGTTTTTTAAACGACACATGCCGTTAGTACATGAGTTTGGAAAAATACATTATCATTGTGTAGAATATCTACCAGATGATATTGAATTTCCTAATTTGGAATTCGATCATGTATTTTACGGATTGGTGGTAACCAATACTAACTTTTTAGATGGTAGCATTCACACAATGATTGACAAGTATCCGCATATTAAGTTTTTATTGTTACCTGATGTTCGTAGTCAAAAAAAAATTAATTTAAATTTAATGATGGATTTTTTTAATGAACATGGTGATAAAGTGCATCCGTATAGTTTAAATGAATTTATCACCGTGGTATCAAGGTGGTAATAATGGGAATACAAGCAAAAGAAAAAGAAATTGAACTAGTTGTTACATGGGTTTGTAATTGGTTCTGCGACTATTGTTGTGTTGATACGCACAATCGTCCTAAACTTACAATGGAAGAAGTTAAAGCTAAACTAGATAAGGTTATACCAGGATACAATGTAACATTAAGTGGTGGCGAAGTTGGCACAATGAAACGTGATGATATAGAGTTTATATTATCAGAGTTGGAATCTAAAGGATGTCCAGTTAGTATCAACACCAACGGGTTGTTTATTAAACGATACCGAGATTTATTACCAAGGTTTGATACTATTTTATATCATTGTTCTGAGGATTTAGATATTAATGATGAAATTATTATTGATCCGAAATTAAATTTGCAATACTTATTAATTGTTACCAATAATAACTTTAGTAAATTAGATGCATTTCTTGACAAATATCCAAACATTGAGTTTAATCTAGTAGCAGCAACAATGCCTGAAGGCATTAACAAAGTAATACTAAGTAATGAATTAAAACATAAAATGTTAACAACTCAGCACAAAAGAATGACTGTCGAAT